AGTACGGTTTTCGCCGTAGATTTTGATTAAGTAGTCGAGTTCAGAGCTTGTTTTTTCTGATAGGGCGAATGATTGGGTTTTCATGTTATTGCTCCAATTTTTTGTTAAATTCTTCAATATCTTTCCATATAATTTCAGCGTGCTTTTCGCACATTTCTTTAGTTATTATTATTTTTTCTTCTTGGACAACATTAAGTCTAGTGTCAGCTTTAAATAAAAATGTTGGGTCTATGGATTGTTTATACATTTTTATATACCAATTCAGGGTTTTGGTGGATGTTGCCGATTACTTCATAATTTTCAGATTGTCCGTCCAAAGGAGTTTCTATTAGAACCCTTTTTTCAAGTTGTTCGTCTTTCATGGGTTTGAACCCTCTAGCGCGAAATGCAAAATCTTCAAATGAAATTTCATATCTTAATATTTTATTGCCTAGGTACTGAACTATATCCCCCGCATAAATCTCAATTCCTTTGTTATCTTTAAGACCGGTGTATTGCATTAATATATATCTAATGCCGCCGTAATCCCATAAACCATTGGTCTCTAACCATGACGCGGGGACGTGCATGATGTCAAAATATTCCATCGGTCTGTCTGTGCCCACAAAAGCTCTGAATTTAAGTTCGCGCATGGGGGTTCCTTGTTAAACAAATGGCTTTCGTTTTATTAGTGGCCTGATAATGATTTCGTGTATTTGTGCACATTCTCTGCATAAAGCCTTCACATATTTTGAAAAGTCTCTTTCGATGAAATCTGCATAATGTACTTTTGCATGATAAAAAACTTTGCAACCACAAACGCTGCAATAAGCGTAGTCATGTTTATTCTCAAAATGCATTTTTAAAGCTCCTGTGTTAGTTAAGTTTTTTGGGATTTTCTATGGTTATAGTCTTTTGACCTTTGTCGTATGTATATTTATAATTGTAGATCTCATTGTCTTCTGTGTATGCAAACTTAGCATCAATTTTTAATGTGCTGCCGTCTTCAAAGATATAAATTCTTGTGATGTTATCGTCAACACCTTCTGTTTCGTCATATTCAGAAAACCCTGTTTTTTCAGCTAATTCCTTAGCTTTTTCTGGATTCTGGTTTGATTCATGAATTATTTCAATTGCTATGGATTTCATGTCTTGCTCCTTAATTAATTGACTTTACGAGATGCAGTTTATTGATATATCAATAGTATGTCAATACTTATTTATAATTATTTTTAATTATTTTTAAATAATAAATGTACAACTTTGGTGCAGCCGAACTTAATGAATAACATTAACTTTATGCCGAAAGTAGTTGATTAATATGGGGTCTAGCTATAGTATCCTGCTTTTAATGCACACATAAAAAAGGATTTTTATGACAGATTTAGTTAGATGCCCAATTTGTAAGGGACGCAAAAATATAAGATCGATGGGTTTTACAGCAAAAAAATGCGAAGAATGTAAAGGCATCGGCTTTATCGAACACGTTGAAGACGAAATAGAATATCTCTCCGAAAAAACTCACGATGTATTTCCAGACCCCAACGCTGAAGTAAAAACTAAAAAAGTCATGAAGAAGAAAATGGGCAGACCCAAAAAGGATGCTGCGTGAGCAAAAAAATGGGTAGGCCGATCACTTATAACGAAACAATTGCAAAAGAAATTTGTCGACAGTTATCAAGTACAAATCTTGGAATAAATAAACTTTGCGAAAAGAATCCTGATTGGCCTAGTCCGTCAACTGTGTTTGAGTGGCGCATAACATACAGGGACTTTTCGGAGCTTTACGATTCGGCTAAACGAAATCAGATCGAAGTTTTGATCTCTGAAATTGTAGAAATATCTGATGATATTTCGAATGATGAAATCGAAAATGATAAAGGCAATCGCGTTTGTAACTCTGAGTATATCGCACGATCAAGATTAAAAATCGATACGCGAAAATGGATTGCATCAAAGCTTGCTCCTAAAATTTATGGTGAAAAAGTTCAGAACGAAACCACGCTGACTATTAAGCATGAAGATGCTTTAAAGGATTTGGAGTGATGAGTTTAAAAGAATTTTTAACTCCAATTATTGTATGTTTTATAACAGGGATGGTATCTACAAAAATTTATTTGTATTTTGACAATAAACAAACTTGCGAAGGATATTTGCAAGATAGCAGTCAAACATTTTTTGTCTAAGGAAAAACAATGAGCGCAGCGTTAGCTATTTATTTTGCAAGTGTTTCTGATTTGGTTTCTAAATCTTCTTCTTTTGTTATTGGTTTTTCTTTTCTTTTTTTTATTGTTTTTTCTATGCTTAGATTTGCGTGCCAAGATGAATCATTTAATGTTTCTCAAGAATTTAAAAATAAAATAAACTTTTTTATTAAAACAAGTATTTCGGTTGTAGTCATGTCTGGAATCGTTCACTGCATTTTCCCAACTGAAAAAACGATATACATGATGATGGGTGCTCACTATATCGGTAAATCAGATGTACCCGCAAAAATAGAGTCAGCTATTGTTAAAAAACTTGATGAGTATTTAAAAGAGGATGGTAAGTGATGGAAGATTTTAAACTATGGTCTGAAATACACAAAGTGCTTGATGTTAAAGACATGGCTTTTGACATGCTTGTTTTAAATCTGCAGATGAAAGACAGATTAATAAATTGCGCTCTCCCGATCACTGTTTCTTTTTTGCAAAAAGAACATCTTAAAGAAAGATTAAATTTTATGGTCAGCTCTCTGATTGATGCTTTATTCGATGACAGAGAAATTCATGGTGAGCAACTTTTAAAGATGGGGTTTGAATGAGTATTTTAGGTGTTGGCAATGATTATTATCATACTTTGCAAAATATGAGTCAGTCTCAGCCTATGGGTTTGTCTAATAATTCTCCGCCTTTGCATGTCATCGAAAAACCCAATGTTGATTTTTCAAAGTCAGGAGATGAGCTTTTGGAACGTATGAGGATTGATCGCATGCGCAAGCAAGAAAATGTCATCGAAGGCGAATGCACGGTCATTGAAATCAATGGTAAGAAACTAATAGGAGAGGGTGAATGAAGGAAAAAACACAGGCTTGGGCGCAGTTAGATTCTGATAAGATTTGTTTTACATTTAAAACATGCTGCAATGTTTTTTACATACCGAAGCATGATTATAAGTGTGATTTTGTTTCTAATGTTTTGGATTTATTAAATAATGTTTCAGACAAGAAATATTATTTAACTTACTTCTCACAAGATAGTCGCTGTTTTGTGATTGAATCAGAGGTAATGGATACATCTTTTGATTTTCTTGTTCCAGACTGTGATGAAAATGGAATAGAAGAATTATTATCTATTTTGAATAGTGTTCATGATGTTGAAATGGAGTTCGAGGCTAAGCCTAAATTTATGAATTTTCTTCAGGCACTTGATGAGTTAGGTCGTGGTAAAAAAGTTAGAAGAAAAGCGTGGACTGATAAGGTTTTTTTCACATTAAAAAATTGTCAGATATTTAATATTGTTTTAGAAGACTTGCAAGCAAAAGACTGGGTTGTGTATGAATCTAATTAATATCATCTCTGAGTTGGAAAACGGAAAGAGCATCAGGCGAAAGTGCTGGCTTGAAAGCTATTATTTTAGCTTAGATAAAAAAGATATCAATTCTATTGATTCAGTCAGCGTTGATGATTTTAATGCTAATGACTGGGTTGTGTGTGATTAATGCAATTCTAGATAAATGTTATTGTGGATGTCACTCAAGATTTTGCGAAGGGTGTACAGCGTGTGATTGTTATTTTAAGTTGGAATGTGAGGATATGGAGAAAACAAATGAATTTAAAAATGGGGTCAATCTAGTAATTGAAAATATTTTACCTATTATTCATAAGGCAATGAATGAGAAATATGGTTCTCATATTTCTATTTACAGTATTTTGCTGGATATAAAGTCAGAGATTATTAAATTGCAGTGTGTTGAGTAAAGAATCCGGCTGCGCTCATGGTTGACCTCTATAGTGAGCGCAACTTCTTAAGACTTGCCAGTGTCTTGGATAAAACTGGCAATTATATTATTAATAACAAGGATGATTGTTTATGGCAGGAAAAGCAGCGGTAATCTTAACAATAAAAGATATTCCAGACATGACACCGAAGGGTCGTCGTGAGATTTTGAAATGGCTCAAGCAACAAGTTCAATTCTTTGAAAAGGATTACGATAAGTTAGGTAAAACATTTGTTTCAAGATTTTTTTATAAGTAAAGAATCCAGCCCGTTTTTCCTTTCGGGGTTTTGTCCACTCCGCCAGTAGTGGGGATAAAACTGGCGCCAATTTACAGGATTTCACATGAGTGAGATTGTTAAGATTTGCAAGAAGCATGGTGAGTTGACTGAATCCTAACATTTCCTTTTTAAAGGGAGTGACAGAAAAAATGGAAAGTTTTGCTTAGAAATTAAGTAATTTTAATTAACCCAAGGATGGGTGTGTTTGATGAGCGAATTGACCGCTGAAAATAAGCGGCGTATTCGTCAGCGCTTAAAGGACGATTACCCGCATTATTCTAGCAAGTGTTTAAAAATCAGGAGTAAGTCCGGTGATATAAATCCATTTGTGCTAAACAAAGCGCAGATGTTTTTGCATGAGAAAATTGAAGATCAACGTCGGCGTACAGGGAAAGTACGGGCGGTTGTGTTAAAGGGACGGCAGCAGGGATGCTCTACTTACATCGAGGGTCGCTTCTATTGGAAGGTGACCCATCGATTTGGTGTTCGTGCATTTATTTTGACGCACGATGCTGAGGCAACAAATAATCTTTTTGAAATGGCGAAGAGATATCACGACTATTGTCCTGATGTTGTTCGCCCCTCTATTCAAGCATCAAACAGCAAAGAATTAGTTTTCGGCGTTTTAGATTCTGGGTACAAGCTCGGAACTGCTGGAAATAAAGCTGTTGGTCGCTCATCAACTATTCAGTTACTGCACGGTTCAGAAGTTGCCTATTGGCCAAACGCTATCGATCACGCAAAAGGTATTCTGCAAGCTGTTCCAAATAATTCAGACACTGAGATATTTTTTGAGTCTACTGCTAACGGAGTTGGTAATTATTTTCATGAGCAATGGCAGTTAGCGGAAGCTGGTCAATCTGATTTCATTCCTATTTTTATCCCATGGTACTGGCAAGAAGAATATTTGCGAAATGTAGATGATGAATTTGTTCTTGACGATGAAGAGCAGGCATTGTCTGAAATATTTGGATTGAGTGACGAGCAATTAAATTGGCGCAGATACAAAATTGTTGAGCTGTCAGCGGGTGGGACGGACGGCATAAAAGCTTTCAAACAAGAATATCCGTGCACTGCTATCGAAGCGTTTCAGATTTT